CTTGGGTAACTTACAACGGTTATTTATATCATGACGCAAATAATTTTCAAATGTCAACGGCTGGTTCTATATTGTTTACTCCTGTAACGGGTTTATTAAAAATAGGCGGCACAACGTCAAGTTTTCCAAGTATAAAAAGAAACGGGGCGGCAATTGATTTTAGGTTGGCGGATGATAGTGGACCGTGTACAATAAATTCTTTAAGTGTTATTTATACTGGAAATTTAATAAATAATAACTTTGGATATAATAGATTACAAGACGCCGCAATTGTAGGCTTAAGTAGTGATTTAACAAAAGATGCAAGCGCAATATTTCAAGTAAACAGCACAACAAAAGGCTTTTTAATGCCACGAATGACAACGGCACAAAAGAATGCAATAGTAACCCCAGCAACAGGTCTAATGGTATTTGACACAACATTGGGAAAATTATGTGTGTTTTCAACAACATGGCAAACAGTAACAAGTTTATAAAATAAAAAATAAAATGATAAAAGTAACAGAACCAAGTTTCATAGCTACAAGCGAAGAGACTCAAACAAGTACAAAAGTAGGTTTACTAACAGTAAACTATAATTCTTTTTTAGGAACTAAATTAGTGGATGGGGAGAATATTCCTCAAGGGTACATCCAAAGTTTTGTTTACAATGAAACTATGAACAGTATTTTAAATGATACTACTGAGGATACAAACTTTAGTGGCAACATTTTGAGTGAATTAACAGACATGTACATTGCAAAATTGCAATTGTTAAATCCAAATATTACTTTTACCTCTACATTATAAAAATTATGATAACAATTAGCGAAGAGAAAGTAAAAGAATTGGATGCATTTTTTCAAGAAATGCCTACCAAGTATGGTTTACCATTGATGCAGTTTTTTGGTAAATTAGTAGAAGAGCAAACTCCAAAAAAAGAAGAGGGAATTACAGTTTAATTAATGGGGGTAATACCCCATTTATTAATTTTTAACTATGGCAGTAGGACTCCCAATTTCATTTGCAGATTTTCTTAAAGACCCTTTTAAAGCTACTATGTTTCTTATCATTGTATCTGTTGGATACTTGTATATAGACAACAAACTTATGTACCAAGCCCAGATTACAAAATCAGATGCTAAAATTGAACTAATGGATTATAAGATAGACCAATTATCTATTGCTTTAAAAAGGTCAGATTCTGCATTAGCGGTGGCAGTAACTAAATTGGACATCCTAACTCAAATGAAATGAAAACAGTCTTATTTATAGCTACAACATTAGTCATTGCAGTATCTACTATAAAAAGAGATACCCAGCAAAATGATGGTCCAGATTCTATAGACTCATTGTTAGCTAAAAGTAAAGTAAATTTTACAAAAGCAAACTCATCAATTAAGGTAGCGGAGAAAGTCCAAAAGGAAAACTTTGAGACTATTAAAAATAAGATTACAGAACTTGAGGCAGAGAATAAAACATTAATACAAAAAATTGAAAACTATGAGGATTCTATTATTGCTCCTATTGACTCTGTTGAGCCATTTAGCCTATTCCCAAATAATTAAAAAAGTAGATGGGGAGAAAGTAGTTGTGTTTACTATGCAACAGGCAAAGCAAGTAAATGACACATTTGTTTTTCAAAGGGCAGAAATTGAAAGACTAAAGAATATAAAGCCAATAGTTAGAATTGATACAGTCCAAGTAGTACAAATAGTTGAAGTAAAAACAGAGCAATTATTTACAATTGAGGGAATTGTATTCATGGTAGTACAGGGAATTATTATGTTCCCATTAATATTTTTAAAATGAAAATACTTGAAATAATAAAAGATGACAAAGGACAATTGTCAAGCAAAAGAGTAGCTGGATTACTTTGCACAATCATGTTATGCATAACCATGTATCATAACTCATTTTCCGCAGTTGAGATTGCACCATCTACGATATTAGTAGAGTCAGTATCATTGTTAGCATTTGGATGCTTGGGATTGAGTAGTGTAGAAAAATTTAAGAAAGAGGATAAGTCAGATGATAAGTAAACATATTAGTTTAGAAGAGGCTACAATAAGCCTAACTGCATTAAGGCATGGTATTAATAATACTCCTACAGATAATGTATTAGATGCAATGAAACACGTTGCAGAGGAATTATTTGAACCAATCAGAGAATGGTATAGTAAGCCTATAACTGTAAGCTCGTTTTACCGATGCCCAGAACTTAACAAGGCGGTCAATGGGAGTAAAACCAGCGGTCATGTGCTTGGTAATTCAATTGATATAACTGCTGGTCCAAAAGCAGAAAACAAAAAAATCTTTGATTTTATTAAACAAAGTGGATTAAATTACGACCAGATAATCAATGAGTACGATTATACATGGATACATATTTCCTTAAAGAAAGTAGGGAATAGAAAGCAAATCATCGTTATCAAATAAATTTTATTGGATTCATTATCAGATTATTGTAAAATATTATGTGATTTATTATTTTGCATATTGCAAATATGAAATATATAATTATCTTTGCCAAACAATTAGATAAATAAATAAAATCATGACAAACGAACAATCAGCAATTTTTAGCAAAATTTTAGATTTAAATTACGAATTAGCAACGGAGGAATTAGATTATGATGATAGCAAAGAATTAAGGAGAGAAAGCTACAGATTACAAGCTAAACTTATAGAGTCTATGGGATTTGATGCCTATACTAATTTTATTCAAATGGGAAAAGAAATGTTTAAAACAACAATATAAAATTATGAAACATTTAAATCAAAATACTGCTTTTTGGAAAGCAGTACAACAATCATTTAATGGAGAACTTAAAACTCCAAACGTATCCTATGCTGGAAAGGAAATTAATTACTTTGGCTACCAGATAGCAGTACACAAGATGCAATTAAACTTAAATGCATCTGGCATCATTCCACATAGAGGGTGGAAAGTAACTCCCTTAAAACAATATTATGGGCTTACAGGCTCTGGAAAGGCACTTGTAGAACAAATAATTGAGATACAGGCTGCATACCAATCTTTATTTGAACAAGAAACATTAACGGAATAATTTTGCATATTCCAAAAAATCAATTATATTTGCACTCATGACAAACAAAGACGCATTAAACGAGATATTCTCGTTAGACAACGGAACACTCTCACAGGCATTAACTGCACCATATAACACAGTAGCCTCATGGAGATTTAAGCACCATAGGGGTGACCTTTCACTTGAAAAAGAAATAGAGATTATTAGCAAAATGAACTTTAAATTACAAAACACAATAAAATGGAAAAGACAAGCAAAGTAACCCACATAGCTGGGAACGGAACATGGGAATCCCCACAGTACGGAACATTCTACAAATTTGAGGTAGGCATGGAAAACAATGACATTGGAGAGTACATGAGCAAAACCCAAGACCAAAGCAAATTTAAACTTGGACAAGATGCTACTTACACAATTGAGGGTAAGGATTACAATGGCAAAACATTTTACAGAATTAAGCCTGTAGAAACAAAGCCATCATTTACTCCGAGAGTAGCTGACCCAGAGAAAGAACTTAAGATAACACGAATGAGTGTACTTAAGGCATCTACTGATTTGGTTGTAGCTGGAAAAATTCCTATGGACAAAATTATTGAATACTCAAAACATTTTGAGGCTTATGTAATGGAGGGGAAGGATTTAATTAACAAGACTAAAAGCGAGGATGATTTACCTTTCTAATGAGTATACAATTAAAAGATAAAGTAAACAATATCATTAGGGAGTTAATTGATATTTACGATTTAACAGAGGATGCAACATATAATCCATTATCTGTTAAAATTGCCTTTAAAGACATTACTACTATGATAGATGGATTTGATGAGACATATAAACAATCTATTCTGGAGGAGTCAGCTAAATGGAATAAACAAGATTTTGATGGCTACCATGTAGACATAATAGAGGGAGGTGGGAGATATTCTTATGACCATATTCCAGAATGGGTAAATAAAAAAGCGGAACTCAAAGCACTTGAATTAGGTGCACAAGCATCTGCAAAGGCACAAAAGATAAACCAGAATGTTGTAAGCAATGATGGGGAACTTATAGAACCAGCCAGATTCATTGGAACCGCTGCTTATGTAAAATTAGGAAAGCCAAAAGCATAAAAAAAGGGGGTGAGAGACCCCCTTTTAATTACACACAATTTTGCTAAAATGGAAAAATTTTATAAATTGCAAAACATAACAGGCACAAAGATATGGAAAAATCCGATAAACCAAATTATTTTATTATGTTTCCAAGTCATCTCATGGAAACACTTAATCCGACAGACTGCATAATGATGGGATTACTTATTAGTTTAGCGAAGAGAGATGGCTACGCATACCCAAGCAACAAGATGCTGGAGGAGTTCTTTAATTGCTCAACTGACAAGATAGGCAGAGTACTTAATAATCTTGAAACAGGAGGATATATCAAACGAGAGATTGTACGAGATTCTAATAACCAAATTGTATCCAGAAAAATTTATCCCCTATCCGCATTGATGAGTATACCTATCCGCAAGGATGCGGATACCCTATCCGCAAACAATGATATACCCCTATCCGCAGATTTGCAGATACCCTATCCGCAAATTTGCGGAGATATAGATATAAATATATATAGTAATAATAAAGATATAGATAAAGTAGATAATATATTTAATGAAATCTGGGAATTTTACGGAAAGAGGGGTAATAAAAAAACAAGCCATGCTTTATTTCATAAATTAAATAAAAACGATTTAGAGGCTATTAGAACGCATTTGCCAACTTATATAGAGAATCACAAGCAAAACAATAAATTGGAATTCTTGCCGCATCTAACTACCTATATTAGACAAAGGAGATACGAAGATGATTTGCCATATTTAAATACTAAAAAGGATTTAACCAAAACATTAATAGATTGGAACTAATGGAAACACAATACATAGAGGATACAGATAACCAAGAAATTGGTAACGAGATTCAAAGATTATGCGTAATGGCGGATATTCAACCTCCAGAATTAACCAAGCAAACAGTAGAATTTTTTAGGCTTACATTTAGGAGATTACCAATTGAATGCATGACTAAAGCCTTTGACTTATTTTTATCTGGGCAAACAGATTTTCGTAAACCAATAAAGATAAACTCGCATTTCCTTTCACAATTGATGCGTAACTATATATCCATATTTGGTCATAAGATTGAATATAAGACACCCAAATTAATTCAGAATATTGCACCTCCAATGACAGAGGAACAAAAGCATAAATTGAATTTAGAATCATTTGACCTTACCTATACTCATTTTGTTGAGGCACATCATGGAGGAACCAAATTAATTCCCAGACTCATGGAAATACATGGTGAGCAATTATTAAAATCAAAAGACATAAATATTACAAAAAAAGATTGCAACAATGCTATGCAATGGCTACTTGGTTATAGGAGGAGGAGAGATAACATAGAAAATCAAAAACCTAAAGGTAAAATGATAATGCCCATTAAATACCCAGATGTACACGAGATAAATTTTACTGCTTGTTATATTCATTTTAGAAAATTATTAGACAATAAATAAATTTTATTTTGCAAAAAAGAAAAAATTAATTATATTTGACAATGGAAAAAATATTTAAAAGTTCATGGGAAAATCAATCTACCCATGATGTATTGCTGGAAATACTAATAAATTCGGAATTGAGAAAACGGATAAACAATAATGCTTTACTTGTAAATTATGACAATGAAAGACAAATGAATTACATAAAAGATGTAATTATAAATAGCCCTAAATTGCAACAAAAAGTAAAATACAAGGAGCATATTAATTTTGAGCAAATTACAGAATTCTTTATAAAAGACTCAAAAGACTATTTTCAATGGAAGTTTAACAATAAAATTGAAGACATATATGACTAACAATTTACTTGATAACGTAAAAATAATACTATTAAAAACACCAAATAGTAGAGATTCTGATATGAGACTATGTTATTATATCTGGAGGGATTTTGAAAATACCAATACAAATGAAATCATGGCAACAAAATTACTTGAAATGTTAGATAAAAGACAAATATCAAGTATAGAATCAATAGGCAGAGCAAGGAGAAAAATACAAGAGGATTTCCCAGAGACAAGAGGAAATAATTACATAAAAAGACATAACAACCAAAAACATATTAAACAGGTTTTAGGGTATGGAGGATGAGATTTACATAAAAGAAAACGATTGGTTTCAAATTAATGACCCATTCTTTGGTTATATTCAATATGGACTCCTTACATCAAAGTATAGAGAAAAATATATGTTTAGAATGACAAATAACAAAATGAAAGAAATTGACTGCAGATTCTGTAAAAGAGTTACAGATGAGGAAACTTTAGAAAAATTAATTAAGCAAACAAAAATATATCCGTTTTGAGAAATCTGGAAAGTAAACTGCAAATATCATGCGTAACATGGTTTAGATATGCGTATCCTAATTTAAAACTAAATTTGTTTTCTGTACCTAATGGTGGATTCAGAAAAATAACTACTGCAGTAACTATGCAAAGTGAGGGAGCATTGTCTGGAGTATCGGATTTAATTTTGTTATTACCTAATAAAAATCATCATGCATTATGCCTTGAGTTAAAAATAAGACCAAACAAGCAAAGCACCAATCAAAAACTTTGGGGAGATAATATACTTAAATATGGAATAAGTTATAAAGTTATATATTCGTTTGATGATTTCCAAAATGAAATAAACCAATACATCAAAGATGTTAACCCTTGAGAAAATTGCCAAACGACACAATGAATGGTTACGCATAGCAAAATATGTAGGTGCTCCAATTGAAACAATAAATGATATTGTACAAGATATGTATCTAAAATTGGCAGAGATAAATGAACGAGAGGGAAATTTAAACCGAATAACAAATCATGCTGGAGATATAAATACAGTATACATATTTAAACTCTTAACTAATGAAACAATAAAATGCGTAAAGAAAAGTGCTAAAACAACGCAATTACCAGAACAGATAGAAATATCCATTACAGAGGCTAATATGTCAGAGATAGCTTATAATGACTTTATGGGGGCAATAAGTGACTGCATCAATTCAATGCATGAATACGATAAGATATTAATTGAACTCCATTTCATACATAATTTATCAATGCGTAAAATAGAAACCAAAACAGGAATACCAACACATTCAATATTTAACACTTTAAAAAATGCAAAACAAAAAATCAAACAGGAGACAAATCAGAAATACAATGAGTTCCGAGATTCAAGAAACGACAGAGAAACCGAGTATTGGATTGGGGGATGTGATTCAGAAAATAACGAAAGCGAGTGGGATTGAGAAAATAGTCAAATTTATTGCTGGAGAGGATTGTGGTTGTAATGAGAGAAAGGATAAATTAAACAAGCTATTTCCGAGAGTAACACCATTATGCCTTACTCAAAATGAATATGAGTGGCTAACAGAATACAAAGCAAGGATGACTGATGACTTAAATGGGTTAGATGCAAATCAATTAGCACATATTTGGACAAGGATATTTCAAAGTACAAGATTATACAAGCCTTGTTCTTGTTCCCCAAAAGCATGGAGGACATTAATTGATGAGTTACTTATTGTTTATAATACCTATGGACAAAGTTAAATATCAAGGTACACTTGCAAATGTAAACGGAGAAGTTATATACAGGATATATGATGGTACTCTTATATTATGCGAGTTTAAAAATATTCATGCTGGATTACAATACATACAATTAATAAATATAAATGGCAAAACCGATTTTTTTAGCGAGTCAGATAGAGGGAGTATCAACTCGTGCTGACCATACCTTAAAGGTAACAATAGGAACACAAGAGTTATCCCCAGAGGATGCTGGTAGACTATTTTCTTTAAACAGAAAATTAGCATACATAGTAATTAAGGAGGAAACATTTAATCAATCAGAGATAGATGCCATAGAGCAACTCGTAGTAGATTCTAATGATATAAAACAAAAGACTCCAAGCCAAAGATTGAGAGCAATACTATATGTTTTATGGACCAATGACAATGCTGGGCATCCAACCTTTGATACATTTTACAATCAGAAAATGGAAATAATAGTACAACATTTTAAAAACAAATTAGATACATTAAGTCTGGAAAATTAATTTGCTTTATTGGTATTTATATTTTATATTTGAAAAATGGAAATAAGCGAAGAACAGAACATAGCAGAGGAAAGAGCAAGGCAATTTATAGCAAAACACTCATGGAAGTTTGCAAAAACAATGCCATGGGTACCTCATTTTTATGTTGTAAAGGATTATTTATCAGAGGAGGATAAACAGGAATTTATTTGGTTTATAAGCCAACTCCCACAATATGGTAAAATGATGGCATGGGGAAAAAAGAAACCCAAACCATATTGGTTTATTGATAATTGGAAATATTGGACAATGGCAGAGGAACCAATAGAAATAGAAAACATTTTAAATAGGGCTGAACATCATATTTAGTATGCATTTTGGAATTATAGCAGTAGAAAGCAGAAAGCAATATGTAACTAAACTCTTAAAAGAAATTGGACAGAGCAAAGAACATCATCAATTTGTATACTTTGATTTAAAATTACAAGGGCATTGGTGGAATTTGAGAAGAACATTAATAGACATGATATGGTCAACACCAGAAAATGAACTATTTTTAATATGTTGTGATGATGCCAAGCCATGCACAGATTGGATAGATAGGTTTACAAAGATTGAGGCAGAGTCAAAAACAATAGCTTATGTTTTATTTACTCGCAAATCAAACGTATTAACAGAAAGCAATATTAAACAAGGGTATTATAAAGGATTAGTTAATTCTGGATTTTACGATGTAGCTACAATATTTAGAAATGACAGAGCATTATTAACCGATATGATTCAATGGATAGATAACCAAATAATATATGCGGACATAATACCAAAGAAATATTTAAAGCATTTTGATTTTTGTATACAATATTATTTAAACCATCATAAGATAGATGTAACAATTGCTACTCCATCTTTATTTAATACAAGGGATATACCATCAGTAATAAAACACAATTGCGAAAACGCAGCATTATTATCATACGCAGATAGAATACCATAAATGAAATTTCATACTAAAATATATTTTACCTTTTTTAATTATGACATATCAGATTACATAGGATGTGAAATATGTGGGGCTGGGGCAGTAGACATCCATCATATAGAATCCAGAGGAATGGGTGGCACTAAAAAATTAGATAGCATAGAAAACCTAATGGCTCTATGTAGAAAATGTCACATGGAATATGGAGACAAGAAACAACATCTGGATTACATCAAAAGAATCCATGCAAATAAAATTGACATAACAGACACAATAAAAAGAATATGAGCAAACAAACAGCAGTAGACTTTATAGTTGACAAAATATTTAAACATAGTAAAATACCTTTTACTAAAGAGAATTGCCCAACATTGTTTAAATTTATTCAACAAGCCAAAGAAATGGAAAAGCAACAGATAGAAAATGCTTTTGAAAATGGTATGGATGCAGCTAATATTTATAATCTTGAACAATACTACAACGAAACATTTAAAGATTAAATTATGAGCAAACAAACAGCAGTTGAATGGTTAGAACAAGAATTTATTGCCCTGCAAAATTATGGAGTGCATGAACTTGGATTATTTTTAAAAGCAAAAGAAATGGATAAAGAACAAAAGATTGAAGCATATAGAGATGGCAGAACAGACCAACAGTCAGATAGACAATCAAGATTCTATAATAGAAGTTCTGAAGTATGGTATAATGACACTTTTAACAAATAAATTATGACACCAAAAGAAAAAGCAAAAGAATTAATAGATAAAATGACTACGGAAATAGGTAAATTTAATGCTAAACAATGTGCATTAGTAGCAGTTAATGAATTAATAAATTCAATTCCTTGTATTCCCTCGCCAATACTTAATGAAAATATAACAGATAGCATTATGCAAGCGAGAGAATATTGGAAAGAAGTAAAAAACGAAATTGATAAATTATGACAGAGCATAAAACAGATTCTGTAGATATAGAGAGAGCAAGAATTGTTAAAATAATAATACAAAAGCATCAAAAGAAACAAGAGGAATTAAAACAAGCCATTGCAGATAAACTAAAAATAAAAAGGAAATGAAATTATACTCTAAAAAAAATGTACTTGAGGCTGGATTAGATAGAATGCGTTTCCTATTTGATGAGTTTGATAATATTATTGTAAACATATCTGGAGGCAAAGATTCAACTATTGTATTTCAACTTGCATTGCATGTAGCCAAAGAAAGAAATAGACTTCCATTAAAAGTATTATTTCTTGACCAAGAGGCAGAATGGGAAAATACTATTTCTTATGTTAGGACAATTATGAAAATGCCAGAGGTAGAACCATTGTGGTTTCAAGTTCCTATTAAAATTGAAAATGCTACAAGTCAATTTGAGGGATATGTACATTGTTGGGGAGAGGGAGAAGAGTGGCTACGAGAGAAAGAACCTAATACAATTCATTCGGTGCCATTTGCAACAGATATTTTCTACGACTTCTTTCCAGATTTCATGAAACATTATTACCCAAATCAAAAGGCTTGTCACATAGCTGGAGTACGAGGAGAGGAAAGCCCAGCACGATTATTAGGGTTAACAAATGCTGCAACATATAAATGGGTAACTTGGGGAAAGAAACTAAAAAGCGGAAATGAGCATTATAATTTCTACCCTATCTATGATTGGTCCTATACAGATGTATGGAAATATATACATGAGAATAAATTAGTTTACAATAAAATATATGACTACCAATACCAGCATGGCATAACAGTAAACAAGATGCGTATATCAAATTTGCATCATGAAACTGCAATACATCAATTGTTTTATATGGCAGAAATAGAACCAGATACATATAATAAATTATGTATTAGGATTACAGGAATAGATAGTGCGGTTAAGGCTGGAGCAAAAAACTTCTTTGTATATGAATTACCATATATGTTTGCAGACTGGAAAGAGTACCGAGATTATCTGTTAGACAAATTAATCCAGAACGATAAAGACCGAGAGGAGTTTCGTAAAGCATTTCTGCAACAGGAGGCAATATATGAAACCGATATGGGAAACAAGATGTTTAAAGTTCATTGTCAAACATTAATAGCAAATGACACATGGCACACAAAACTATCCAATTTTGATAGAAGTAAGGAATGCTATGAAGTACGAAAGAAATTAAAACTTAAAGAAAATGTTTGATATAATTAAAAAGGAGTTTTCCAAAGCAGAAAACAAAGATGCATTTGTATACCAATTAAGAGAATGGTTACATAAAGAATTAAGCCAACTTAATACCCAGCCAATTGATTTTGTACGATGGGTGCCAATAGAGAAAGTACAAGCCAATGACTATAATCCTAATTCAGTAGCCAAAAATGAAATGAGGCTATTGTATACAAGTATTTTGCATGATGGCTTTACACAACCAATAGTAACTATCTATGATGAGGAGTTAGACAAATATATTATTGTAGATGGATTTCACAGATATTTTACTACTAAAACCAATAAGGATATTTTAGATAGGAACAATGGCAATGTACCCATAGTAGTTATCCAAAAAGATATTAATGACCGAATGGCAAGTACAGTAAGGCATAATAGAGCAAGGGGAAAACATTCAGTATCTGGAATGTCAAGCATGGTATTTGCAATGTTAGACAATGGCTGGGAGGATGAGAACATTTGTAATGAACTCGGAATGGAACCAGATGAGTTATTAAGATTAAAACATATAACAGGATTTAGTAAATTATTTGAAAATGCAGAGTATAAAAAATCATGGGAAACCCACAAGCAAGTTAAAATTAGACAAAACTATGAAAGCAAATAAAATAGAGGAAGTAGCATTAGTTAAAATAAAACCTTATTGGAGGAATGCACGAGATAATAGTGCAACAATTGATGCCTTAAAAAAATCAATTACTCAATATGGATTTAATGTACCATTAGTTGTAGACAAAAATTATGTATTAATAACAGGTCATGCCAGATACAAAGCTTTATTACAACTTAAATACGAAAAGGTAACTTGCATCATAACTGATTTAAATGAACAGAAAGTAAAAGAGTATAGGATAGCTGACAATAAATTATCAGAACTTGCAAATTGGGATACCGAATTGTTAGAACAGGAATTGAGAGAGATTAAAGACATAGATGGTATGCAAGATTTCTTTCCAGATTTGGACTTAAATTCGTTTTTCAATGAATCAGTAGGGCAAAAAATTACCCCTATTGATTCAATAGAGGTGCATAAGCAAGAGGGAAAACTAAAAGGGCAGTTTGATGAGGCTGGTAATAATAATAGAACCATAGTTGAGATTCCATGTCCACATTGCGGTGAACCAATTTATTTAGACAGAGGAGAATTGGAGGACAAATTAGATGGCTAATGAAACAACTATAAAGAACAAAAAAAAAATGCTGGAGGAATTGGAGCAAAGTTTAGGAGTTGTAACTTCCGCATGTAAAAGAGCAAACCTATCTCGTGCACAACATTATTTTTGGTTAAATGAGGATGCCGAGTATAAAAAAGCAGTAAATGAATTACAAGATATTTCATTGGATTTTGCAGAGACAAGTTTATTAAATCAAATTAAGGACAAGAATACTTCGGCTACTATTTTTTATTTAAAAACCAAAGGTAGAAATAGAGGATATGTTGAAAGGCATGAAATAACAGGAGCGGATAACGAACCAATCATTGTAAAAATAATACATGGAAATAAAGACTAATATAGTTTTTGAACATTTAATAAATTCAGACAGGAGAATTGTAGTTGAGCAAGGGGGTACTCGTTCTGGCAAAACATATAATATTCTTATCTGGATTCTTTTGTATTATATAGCCAACAATACAGGAAAGACAATAACCATTTGCAGAAAGACTTATCCAGCATTACGAGCAAGTGCTATGAGGGATTTTCTGGATATTGCCATGCAACTTGGATGGTACGATGAGGGAAAACATAATAAAACAAATGCGGAACTTATAGTAAAAGGAAATCTTGTGGAATTTATTGGTATGGACCAGCCACAAAAGATAAGAGGTAGAAAGAGAGATTTACTTTATTGTAACGAGGCAAATGAGTTAACCCTTGAGGATTGGAGACAATTAATTTTAAGAACAAATGATAGGATTATTGTAGATTACAATCCATCGGAGGAGTTCCATTGGATTTATGACCATATACTTCCCAGAGATGATTGTGATTTTTATGTAACAACTTATAGAGATAATCCTTTTTTAGATGAGAGTATAATATCAGAGATTGAACGATTAAAAGATATTGATGCAAACTATTGGAGGGTATATGGGTTAGGAGAAAGAGGGCAGTCACGCAGTTTAATCTTTAGTCATAATCAAGTTGACAATATTCCAGAGGGTGCCAAGTTTAAAGCATACGGAATGGATTTTGGATATGTTAATGACCCAACCTCATTAGTTGCTATTTACGAATATAATGGAGCATTATATATAGATGAGTTATTATACAAAACAGGAATGACTAATGCGGATATAGGAAACCATTTAAAATCTATGGATGTAGATAGGAGAAACATAATTTGGTGTGATTCTGCAGAACCTAAAAGCATAGAGGAGTTACATAGAATGGGTTTCAATTGCAGACCTGTAGTAAAAGGAACTGATTCAATTAATATGGGTATAGATATAATGCGTAGATATCAATTGATAATTACAAGCAGAAGTATTAACCTAATCAAAGAGTTTAGGAATTATAAATACATTGAAGACAAGAATGGCAAGGTATTAAATAAGCCCATTGACGCGTTTAATCATGGAGTAGATGCCACAAGATATGCGTGCATGATGACATTCAGTAGACCTAATATTGGTCAGTATTCAATAAGATAAGCAAAATTTTATTAACCTATAAATCAAGTAATTAAAATTATTTTTATTTATTTATGTTTTTTATTTTGCAAATATGCAAAATGTGTATATATTTGCTAAACAATTAAATAATAAAAAAAATATGGCTAACATGGGATATTGCAGATTTGAATTAACTCTTAAAGATTTAAGAGACTGCTACAACAATATGGACTCTAATCTTTCAAATAAAGAGCATGAATACAGATTGCAATTATTAGAACTTTGCAACTCTATATCTGAAGAGTATTCAAATTACAATTTTGATGAGATTCAAAACGAGGAGGAGGATAACTAAAATGGGAACAGAGATAATTTTTAGCAGAGCATGGGGGAGCACCAAAACTGCATTCAGAATTGCAACTGATGGAAAATTAGCATCAATTGACAAAAGAGAAATTACAAGAGAAGAGGGTAAAATACAAGAGACCCCTTGGGAAACATTAGACATCTTTGAATTAGATGACATGATTGGAATTTCAAAACATAGAGGGGTAAATATCCCAACAGAAAGGTGGGCTGACATTAGCCATCAAATTAAACAAGGAAATAATTGGAAACAGGAGGGCTTAATATGATATTACGAATATTTGAAAACCGCAGAGATGCTATGCTGGACATCCCAGCAATTGAAACAAAACTTGATTTAAATATCTGGACAAAGAATTTAATTAAATCTATTGACAATAATACAATAAGCGAACAATCAGATATTGAATGGCTTACTGATTTATTATTAGAACATTGCGAACATCATAAATTAGGTATTATATGAAATACAAAATAATGGAAAACTCCGAAAGGTTTGGACAAGAGCATACTACAAATTTAACATTTGAAGAGGCACATGAATTATTAAATCGTTTACAGGATTATTTTCCAGACATTGATTATTGGATTGAACAATATCGTGAGGAAAATAAAAAACCTCAACATTATAACAATAACGCAATAGATGGCTGGGAGGACTTATATCCATTATGAGAAACAGATACGAGGGCGAAGAGGAGGACAATGAGGATTACAGAACTCCAGAACCAGAAACACCAGAAGAGGAGTACAGAGATATTTACTTCTTTCCTTTGACCGATGAGGAGTGGCATAATGAATCACGATAATATGACATCTCTCATATTGCATATTGCCAAAATGAAATATATATTTGCCTTACTTAATAATTGATAAAAATGAAACAGACAAAAAAAGATAGCAATGGAACCAGCCACTTTGGAATTACCATTGATGCAAAAGTACAAGACCTCTTTGATTTACTCGGAGACCCTCAATTCTTTGAAAACGATGGAACCGATAAAGTAAACATGGAATGGATACTTGAGACAAATGATGGAATAGTATTTACCCTTTACGATTGGAAAGAGGGTGGACCATTATTAATGGATGAGATTGTAACATTTAATATTGGGGGTTACTTCAAGATGGATTGTTACGAGGGATTTTATGAATTAAACCAACTTTTAAAAAAAAACAAACAAAATGGAATTTAATGGATTAAGCAAATTATGTAGCTGGGAACGAGAGAAAGCACTCTATATTATTGGGGTAGCAGAAAAAATAGGAATGAACCTTGATAGCTACGGAGAAATAGGAGTCAACAATAATTCTGGCTATACCTATTTATGGCTGGAGGACTATAACTTTACTCTATACATGCCTATCAATTGCGAACTTTCAAAATGGCACATAAATGCCCTATGGACAAATATGGAGAACGGAGATGAGGAGGAAATGACTTTAGGAAACTCAACACTTATAGAGATTGAGGATTGGATTACAGAATGTGAAATTAATTTTGCAAATTCAAAAAATTAAATTATATTTGATAACAATTTAAAACATAACAAAAATGATTATTACACTAAAAAAGGAAATTTCAGAAGAGCACGAGATAACTCTTCCAATGTTTTTATGCTATGGAGACATCCATTATTACAAGATAATTAGCGAGGAGGAAACAATCCATGTATGCGACGCCAAATATACAGGGGTAGCTATTAGCATGATTCCAACTAAAGCAGCACTAATGAATGGCTACGATATTATTTCAGAGGAATTGTTTAGCACTAAATTTGAATATGTCATAGACCAACTAAAAAAGAAAGAATATTTTATTTAAAACTTAAAGGGGGGCATAACCCCCTTTTCGTATTTCCAACACCATCGTTAAATTAAGTTCTATTATTAAGATGCAAGTACCTAAAACTTTAAATGACATAAAATTATACCAATGGGTAGACTTCATTGAGTATCTGGATACAAAGCCAGAACCAAATCAAATCTCCATTACTGCAATATCTTTATTCTGTGAAATAAGCACAGAGAAAGTACGCAGCATGAAAGAAAAAGAAATGGACAATATAATCTCTCAAGTTAACAATGCAATCTCGCAAAAGCCACGATTTGAGGCAAGGTTGACTATTAATGATATTAAGTACGGATTTATTCCAAACATTGATAAATTATCCATTGGCGAATTTGTAGATTTAGATACTTACCAAAAAGACAAGAAAGACCTTTGGAAAATAATGTCAATATTATACAGACCAATAATTGAGGAACAACCATTTGGTCATTACGCAATTGAGGAGTATACTGCAACAATGAATGAGGCTATGAAAGAAATGCCTGTAGATATTGCGTTAGGTGCACATGTTTTTTTTTGCGACATCGGGAAAGACTTGGTGAACTATATCCAGAAATCTTTGGAACCGAAGATGACAACAACATTGACACCACATTTACAGGCTTTACTAAAAAGTGGGGATGGGCTGGATTCCTTTTCGGACTATGTAATGGCGACATCCTTCATGTTGACGCAGTTTCAAAAATCCCTGTTCATACCGCTTTTATGTTTGCATCATACAAAATTGACTGGCAGAGTATTCAAGAAAAACTTATCAAAAAACCAAGAAAATGAACATAAATAAAAACCATATAGGCACAGGAAATTATTTCTGGAAAACCATTGCAGCGAGTTTAAATGCACAATATTCTCATGGCTCATTAACAGAGTTTGATTTTAAATCAGTAACTGTATTTCCATTATTGCATATAACTTTAACAAGGGTAGATGTTAATGATTCAACTTCTGTTTTATCATACCAAATATTTTTTGGAGACCAAAATATAAAATACTCAAATGATTATCAAGGTCAAGACTTAACAAATGTAAATAGCCAGATTGGATATACTGAAAATAACAACTATGCTTTTATATTACAAGAGTTATATATAAGATTGGTAAGGGCTATTAAATCACAGGAGATGGCTATGTACACAAATTTAAATATCAATAGACCATTTACTATGAATCCTTTTGCCGAGTCAATGGATGCAGTATTAACAGGATTTACTTTAGATATCAGTTTGACTATTATTAATCCAATTGTTACAGATGGCTGGTGTTAAATTTCCAAAGACTGATGCTCAACTCCATCGTATGGCAGATGCATTCGCAAAGGGTATGCAAATTGAACTTGCTCGTAAACGCAAAAGAGTAGGCTTAAATATAAAATGGACAAAGGATGGTAATAATTGGAAACCTATTGGTGTAACTAAAAAAACATTTGTAGGGAATTCTATTGCAACAGGAAATTTATTAGACTCAATTGTAGTAACAGGGTCAGATATGGAATACAAAGTTGAAATGGAAGACTATGCAAAATATGTAATATCTGGGAGAAAAAAAGGCAAAGGTCTACCTCCAAATATTATGTTAAAATGGATTAAGGACAAAAAATTAAGACCAAGAGTAAATGGCAAATTTGCTAAAGTTACTAAAGACTCATATAAAAATATGGCTTTTATGATGAACAGAAAAATAAAGTATTTTGGAATTGATGGCTATGATTTTGTAGAACCAGCGAGAAAGGATGTACTAAAACGATTTAAGGGTAGCCTAACCAAAGCTATGAATACAGATTTAATTAATTTAATGAGACCATGATAACTTTTCCTCAACAACCAAGCGGAAACATAGGTGCTAATAGCCCATTGATATACCAAGCACAAGAGGGTAATTCTACTCTTTACAATTCTGCTGGTTTTTATTATTCATATAAAATTTATGTATGGACAGGGACTAATACTATTCCAGCAACTCCAATTGCGACTATAACAAAGTTTCCAGATGTATATGCTGGAATGAGTAGTTATATAGATATCCACAGAATTGCATCGGAGTACATATCCATGAATCAATTTTCAATTGGAGCAAACCAACCAACAATTGGTAATGGAGCATATTGGATTTATGTATATGTAGAAACTTTTAATACTGCAAATCCAACTATTCCTCAAACTGTATTAGGAAGTAATATAGCATTGGCTACCAGAGGGTATTCTTATTCCATTGAAAGCATTAATAAAAATTGGACTAATATTTATCTATCTAACAGGAGTTCTATCCTTATAAATACAGATTGTACATTAGATTATATTTGGTATGATGCTACTCAAGTAGTAAAAATTAATATAGGTGCAATTTCATATTTCCCAACTTCTGGGAGTACATCTGATAAAAAAATACAGGGATTAAATATTGTTTACGCAATTACTAATGCTGGATTATGGGGAACAGATTGTAATATTGTTATTAAAACTTCTGGGGCAGATGTTGTAATTCCTGTTACATTTGAATGCCCTAATAAATATGGTACTACTACAACTTTGTATATGAATAGATATGGAGTATGGGAGGGCTTGTCATGGAATGGAGTATCTGTTCCAACTGTAAATATATCAAAAGATAATTATCAAACTGCATTGTTTACTTCAGCATCTATGACAAATGCTTGGTTATATGGAATGAGGCAACAAAGATTGCTTAACATTCAAAGTAAAAAAGTATTGCAGATAAACAGTAATTGGATTCCAGAATCAATGGTTGAGTTAATTACTCAATTTATATCAAGTGAGGGAATTTTAATTATTGATGGCACCAATTATTATGCGGCTAATCCAACAGATATGAGTATGGAAATTAAAAAGGCTACCAATGTAAAACTTATCATGTATACCATGAATCTTGAGTATGCACAACCATTAATAAACAAAATAGTTAGATGAGGTTTAGCATATCTATACGAGGCATTAACGCAGATTTGTATGATGATGAGTCAATTACTTTAGTTAGGCAAATCAAAGATTATACAGATGTTTCAACTACATTTACTGATTATACCCAGAATTTTCAACTTCCAGCTACCGATGTAAACAATAATATTTTCTACAATTATTTTGAGGAGAACATTAAACTTGATACATGGAGTCCAGCATTTAAACTTGAGGCAAGAATTGAGATTGGTACTATACCAATTTTTTATGGAGTAATAGAATTGTTAGATGTTACTTTTGCCAATGGATTACCCAAAGATTACAATATTGTATTTTATGGCAATGGTAAAAATATCATGACTGTATGGGGAGAAAGCCTTTTAAGTGACTTATCATGGTCTCCTTTTACGCATACGATAAATAATGCTACTGTTGTGTCATCATGGACAGGAGGTCTTCTTTCTGGCAAAATAGTATGGGATTTAAAAGATTATGGGGTAGGCTTTACTTATTCCAATACTGCGACAACCAGAAATATTAAAATTGGTGATGGTATAACATTTGAAGATTTAAGACCAAGCATTAGACTGAAGGATGCAATTGAATATTGTTTTACTGCTATTGGCTATACATTAGGGGGTACATTATTAGCAAGGGCGGAGTTTAATAATTTGTATATGACTCCTATGAATAGTGCTGGTCCATTTTTTGATTTTAGTTTACCAAGCTATGGAAATTTTAGTGCGGATGATGTTGGATTATATCCTATGTCATTAACAACTACACCTTTTAGTACATTTGCTACATTGCCAATTGGAAGTCAAATTATTAGTAATCCAGATGGTGCGTGGAATGCTGGAAACCATGAGTATATTGTACCTAAAAATGGAGATTATCATTTTGAAATTACATGGCAAATTACAACTGCTATTCAACCAAAATTAACTTTACACATACAAGTAAATGGAATTACAAAATCCATTTCAAGTTTACAAGGCACATTCTGGAATCCATCATTCAGTCAAATAACATACTACAATCTATATAAATTATCAAAGGGGGATATTGTAAAATATATTTATTTCATTGACCAGAGTGCAATTATTGAAACTACAATTACAGGTTATGGGCAACAGACAAGGGTAAATCCAAATGTTTTGTTAAAAGATGCTATGCCATCTGTAAAAGTATCTGATTTTATCAATACTGTTTTAAAAACATATAATGCGGTTTTGATTCCTAATGGAGAAAACGGATTTTTATTAAACAATGTACAAGATTGGTATACTGCTGGTGTCAATAAAGAGTATACTAAATATGTTGACTTTGAAACTATAACTCATAAAAAACAAGATATTCCGACAAGTGTTTCAATGACACATAAGGAGGGAGAAAGTATTTCGCAATTATTTTTTAAACGTATTTATGCAAGGGAATATGGGTCAATCAAATATAGCCCAAATGTAGATTTTAGTTCCGCACCAATTTCTATTGAAACTCTTTTTAGTATAAATCCACCTACAAGATTAAATGATATAAATCAAATCGGTACAATTAATTTTGAAACTGATATTGATATGCCATGCATTTATGACAATGACAATAAAGGTATTAAACAAGATTTGTTATTGTTTTATTTCCAAGCACCTGTTAGCCATATACATGCAATAAGATTTGGTGGAACAACATATACAAGTTTTCCAATTTCCGCACCCTATTCAAATACTCCATCTATTGCTGCTAATTACTCATTGTCTTTTGGGCTTGAGGATTCTGCAAGTGGGAGTTTGCCAACTAAAACTATTTATTTTAATTTTTGGAACGAATTTATTTCAAGACTTTACTCAAGTAAATCTCGTATTGTAATTTTTAAAGCATACATCCCAATTCGTGAATGGTTGGACATGCAATTAAATGATACTATTGCAGTATCTGGGAATTATTACAAAATACAAAAGATATCCTATGACATTTTAAAAGAAATTGCAACCCTTGAATTAACTACATATCCAAAAGTAACAACAATAGCGGTATCTGGTTCTACAGGAAAATTGCCAATATGGACTAATCCTGTTGGTACTCAAGAGGGCAATACATTTATAAATGGTAATGCTATTTTAAAGAATTTATTTAATGCAACAGAATATAATGGTTCAATGGTTACTAATCCATTAAATTATTCTAATTATAACCAAAGTTCAAATTTAAGATATGAGGATGTCTACCAAAATTATATAGGTACTATTTCTTTAAATCAAATTATAATTGGTAAATATACCTCATTTACAAAAAATGTTACACCGTCATTTTCTGCCTTTGATTTAGATACACAAAGCAATGTTGGACAAGAGTCTTTATATTCTGCAACATTATCTACAGGCAGTATTATTATAAATCAAACAGGGCAATATAAAATTAGTGCGGTAATAATTATGCATCCAACAAGTAGTCATGATTTTGCAGTATCGGTATTAGTCAATGGATTAAGCACAGATGCATATAGTGAAATTGAGGCAAATAATATTGTCACATTAAATTTAAATTGTAGTATGTCAATAGGGGAAACATCAATTATAGAGATAGGCATTCAAACATTAGATGGGGGTAGCCATAACATTGATTTCAATAGAGTTAGCTTAACAGTAGAAAAAATATTATAATGTATACAAAAATTATTAAGTTATTACAAGCCCATGAATTTATGGGAGTATCAAAAAAAGTAGATATAGCTAAAGGTCATAAAGAGGCTATCCATACATTTAAAGAATTTAAAAAACAAGTAAAGAGAAGTTATCATGGCAGAACCAATAGTATTTAAAGTAGATGCTGACACCAGCAAGGCGGAGAAAGGTGCAGAAAATATAGCCAAGTCTTTTGGTAAAGCAGAGAAAGAGGCAAGTGGCATGAATAAGTCACTTAAAGAGGGTTCTAAATCTGGAAGTAGATTTGGTAGCATAATGGGTGGACTTAAATTCGGTGCTGGACTTGCTGCTGGTAAAGGAGTACTTGATAAAGTATTTGGTTCTTTAGTTGAAAATGAAAAAGTAGCTAATTTATTTAATGATGCATTATCTGTAATTTCTGGAACTGCTCAAGGTCTTGTTGAAATATTAGAACCAGCATTTAAGTTTATAGCAGATGCCATAAAAAAACCAAAAGAGGCATGGGATAGTGTTGTGTTATCATTTCAAAATGGTGCTAAATGGATTCAAACTAATTTAATTGATGGGGTACTTGCTTTATTTACAAGTACATTAAATGATATGACTATTGGAGTATTAACACTTCAAGAAAAATGGAACTCATTTACAGGAGATTTGGACGAGGCTGGAGAAATTCAAAAACATATTAATGAGTTACAAAATGAGAATATTGAGATATCAAAAAAACAAGCGGAAAGAGTAGACAATATTAAGGGAGCAGTTAAAGGGGCAGTTGAGACTTTAAAAGATTGGGGTGGAACAATTACAGATAATATTGAGAAAACATTTAAAGGTAACCAAGCATTAAGACAAACTACTAATGCCTACATTTTATTAAATGCCAAAATTGAAGAGAATATAAAAGGACTTGAAAACCAACAAGCCCAAAACGAGGCTACTGCAAATAACGAGAGGTTAACATTTGAGGATAGAAAGAAAGCAATACTTGGAAATATTGAACTTAAAAAAGAACAGATAAAACAAGAGAAACAATTAATCCAGAATCAAATTAATTTACTTGCATTAGAAAACCAAGCTAAAGGAGTATCCGCAGAAAGAAGTGGACAAATTGCAGCATTACAAGTTCAAATGAAAGGTTTGGATATTACAATTAACGAAACCCAAAGAACAGTAAATGAAACAACAAGGTCAATTGAAGACCAGCAAAAAGAAAGCACTAAAGCTATTGTAGATGCTACTCAAGAAGCAAGTAGGGGTATTGCAGAGGCTACCGCCCAAACTGCAACATTAGAGCATGAGAAGTTAAGAAATACATTAGACGCAATTGCACTTCAGAAAGAGGCATATACTCAATTGTATGCGGATAGATTAGCTGCGGAAACAGAGGGGAGTGTTAAATACAATGAGATTTTAGCAGAACAGATTGCAAAGGAGGGAGAATTTAATGTAGCCAGAATACAGGGAGAGGCAGAGTATACACAATCATTAAAGGACTATAAGAAAGAGCAAGTACAAGTTGAATTAGCAGCATTAGGAGTAAAACAAACTGCTTTAAATGGTGCATTGAATGGTGCGAAAGCTTTGTTTAAAGACAATGCAGAAGTACAAAGTGCTATAGCAATTGCACAAGCAATTATGGATACTTATGTAGCTGCAAATACTGCACTTGCCTCGGCACCGCCACCATATAACTTTATAGCAATGGCTGGAGTAATAGCTACAGGAATAGCAAATGTAATGGAAATACAAAGCCAAGCCCAAAACCTTGCAACAGAAGTTGGAGGAACACCACCATCTGCGAGTATACCAAGTGCTGGACCATCAATAAGTATTGCTAAATCAAATGTAGACTCAAGCACTCAATTAAGCCAAAGTTTAAATAAGGAGATTAAGCCACCAAAAGCCTATGTTGTAAGTTCCGATATAAGAAGTGCGGAAAGTTTAGATAGAAAAATATTACAAAATGCAACATTCGGATAAAACACGTTATATTAATATGAAAACATCATTTCAAAAATTCTCTGACAATTCAGATTCCAGAAGAGTAGAACTTGCTCAAATAGATACTTTATTAATGCAACAATTAGGAGAATCAGATTTCTACGTTGCGGAGTTTAGGAAATTTATTCCCAGCAATATTGTTACATTACAAAAAGGATTAGATGGTTATAATGATATTATAGCTAAATGTAACCAATATATTCCAATGGCAAAAGCATTAGGTAATGATTCTATGTTAGCTAATTTAACTAAAGTATCAAAGAATGCTTTAGAAATGGTAAAAATATGTAACAATTCAATAACAAAACTTAAATCATTATAAGATGCAAAAGACAGGAAAAAAAATAGAATTGGGTGCTGATTTGCCACAAAAAGCAAAAGATTATCGTAAAAGTGCGGAAATGATTATGCGTACTTTAATTCAAGAAGTTAAAACATTTGAGGATAATTACGTAAAATTGAATGATAAGATTGCAAAAGAAAAAGCAACTCTAACTTCAAATTATAAAATATTAATGCTTGAATATTTAAAAAATAGTCAAATGGCAAAAGAAATTGGAGTGGATTACCCAAAAGAAATATTGCAAGATATTGATGCAATTAACATGGAACAGGGTAAATTGAATCCATCTTCATTTAAAAATTTATTTGCTTAAAATGAAAATAGTTGAACTTATATTAGATGAGGAACATATTGTTCATGGTATAGATGCAATTTCTATTGTATCCGCACCAGCTATTGAGTCCAACTTTATAGCTTTAAAAGACCAAAAAGTTAAATTTGCAACAGTAGATATTGACAAGCAATTGTTATTAGGTGCTGCTTTAATTCCAGACAAGCCAATTTATAGGAACCAAGATGGAGAGGAGTTTTATTGCTACTTTTCTCAAGGTACTGTAAGGAGAGCAAGTGAACTATATTTGCAGAGAGGAAACCAAAGCAATGCTACTTTAGAACACCAATTTGATATCAATGGCTTGTGTTTAGTTGAGTCATGGATAAAAGAAGATATGGTAAACGATAAAAGTGCGAGATATGGCTTAAATGACCCTATAGGTACTTGGATGATATCCATGAAAGTTGAAAATAAACAAGTTTGGGATGAGTATGTTAAAACAGGAATTGTAAAAGGATTCTCAATTGAGGGTTTTTTTGCGGAGCATTCTCAAATTAAAGCAAGTAAAGTAGAACCAATAAATGAACTTGAGGAATTAATCAAATCATTAGGCTACGAAAAAATCTAACAGAAAATAATTAACACGTTATATTATTATGTCAAGCGAAAAAAACACAATCGGTAGAGTCATGGAATTATTAGGATACAAAAAATCCGAAGTAAAAATTGACTTAATCCAAAAGAAAACTTCAGATGGGGAAACCATCTTTGACTCGGAAACATTTGCAATAGGAGAACCTGTATTTATAGTTACACAAGATGGTAATATTCCTGTTCCAGAGGGCGAATACGCATTAGAAGATGGTACTACAATTAATGTAGATGCTACAGGAATAATTATAGAAGTATCTACGGCTGGAGAAGAGGCAAGTGATATGGAACCAGCAGCAATGCAAAATGCACCAATGAAAGAAGAGACAGGAAAACCTGTAGCAGCAAAAACAATCATTGAGACTATGACTAAAGAAACACATTATGCAAAACATGAATTTGCAGATGAGAGTGGATTAGTAGATAGTATTGCATCAATTATAGAAGAGAAAACTCCAGAGGCAGTAACACCAGAGATTGCACAAGCAATTGCAAGTGTAATAGCAGATAAAATTGTTACCATGACAGATACTGAAGAGGGTATGGGCATGATAGCATCATATAAAAACAAAGACAAAACAAAGATGAGTTCAGATTTAACTATTAAATTAGCACAATTAGAGGCTGAAAATAACTCTTTAAAAGATAGACTTGCAAGTGAAGAGGGCAGTCGTACAGTAATAAATCCAGAGGCAAAAGGTACTCAAAAACAATTGTTCAAATTAGGAGCAAGAAGAGAAGAGACTATTTCTGATAGGGTTATGAATTCATTATTTAACTAAAAAAAAATAAACAATAAAAATGAAAAATAGAAACATCAATCTTTCTGGACCTACATTAAGTACAAATACTTATGCTGGAGAGTTCGCAAACAAATATATTGCAGCATCTTTATTGAGTGGCGATACTTTGTCAAAAGAATTAATTACTTTACATCCAAATGTTAAGTACAAAGAGGTATTAAGAAATTATGCAAGTTCTGTAGTTATTGCAGATGCTACTTGTGATTTCGTAGATGGCTCTTCAGTTACTTTAACAGAGTATGTATTAACTATGTTGGAGAAACAAGTTAACTTAACTTTGTGTAAGAAAAATTTACATCAAACTTGGGAGGCTATGCAAATGGGATTCTCTGCGTTTGATAATTTACCACCAACTTTTCAAGAATTCGTTTTAGCCCAAACTGCAGCACAAGTTGCCCAACAAGTTGAATTAGGATTATGGAAATCTAACCTTTGGTATGATTCAGCAATTGTAGCTGGTCAAGATGGTATGGTTGGATATTTAGTTGACAATTCAGCAATTGTTGTTGCTGGTACAGGAGCAAATAGTGGTTCAAATGTTGTAGCACGTTTACAATCAATGTTAGATGGTTCTCCAGCCGCATTATACGGTAAAGAGGGATACCAATATTATGTTGGTCCATTAACCATGAAAGCGTACCAAGCTGCGTTATCTGCTGGTAACTATAATTTCCAATTCTATGTTGGCGAAAAACCAATGAATTTTCAAGGTATACCTGTTACAATGTGTCCTGGTCTTTCTGATTCAGACTGTGTATTAGGATTGAAATCTGACTTGCATTTCGGAACAGGTTTATTGGATAATTTCAATGAAGTTAAATTGTTAGATATGGCAGATATTGATGGTTCACAAAATGTAAGAATCATCATGAGATTTACAGGTGGCTTATTGGCTACAAATCCAACTCAACAAGTAGTTTTAAACATTGCTTAATTAAATATAGAATATGGCTTGTAATGTAATAGATGCGAGATTAGAACCATGTAAAGAGTACATTGGCGGTATACAAGGTATATTTTTAATTAACTTTGCTTGGAATGATGTAATTGCCCTTTCTACAACAGGAACTAATATTGGTGCGGTAGAAACCATTAAGGATTCTGCGGCAGTTTTAAAAACAGGGTATTATTGGGAATTAAAAGGAGCAAGTAGCTTTGATTATACACCAACAAGTGATAGAAATGGCGGTACTACTATGTATGCTGCAAATCTAAATTTGAATTTTAAACCAAGCAATAATGCTGCTACTCCAATGAAAGACTTTGCTGACATCAATACTTTATTAAAAGGTAGATGGAGAATTGTAGTATGGGATAGAAACGACAATTTCTGGTTAATGGGAGAAAAATTTGGTTGTGATGGAACAACAGGTGCTGGTTCATGGGGTACAGGATTAGGAGACCCAAGAACTTATGCAATTACTTTTAGTTCTGAAGAGGCTAATCCTCCAAGACCATTAAATGCGTTAACTTTTGCTGGATTAAGTACAATCTTTACAGTAGATTCTACTCCAGCAGTTTAATAAAAATAACTTATAATTTAAAAAGCCTTTCAGAAATGAGAGGCTTTTTTTTTAACAAAACAATAGTTTTGGGTTATATTATTATGTATATTGTACCAGCACAGTCAACACTTACGATTTATCCATATATTACATTTCCATCTGGCAATGTAAATTTGCAGATAATCCATAAAGAAACTAAAACAACAATTAGTACAAATGTAGCATATACAAGTACAGGCAGCAATGCTACAATGACACTACCATCTTTGACACCAATAACAGTTAAAGCAAATAATCTGGATGAGATAGTAATTAGAGTTTATAATTTAACAGGTGCCATGCTTTACGAATATATGTATATCTGGATAATAACAACACCAAATATATTGGCATCTCAAAAAACATTTATTACAACTAATAACAATACAAAAGAATGGCTAACAATATAAATAACAAAGTAGGGGTAGTAAGTCTTTCTACATATACATCTCCTTTAATAATTGAAAAACCTAATAAAAATTGGGTTGAATATGGAGAAGACAATAATTACTATGGTCATTTAATTGATATGTATCAAGGTAGCCCTACAAATAATAGATGTATTAAAGGGATAGCAGATTTAATCTACGGAAAGGGTATTGATGCTATTCAATCAAATAAAAATTTAAGTGGCTATGTAGAATTAAAAAAGCTATTCAGCCCAGATTGTCTACGCAATACTGCAATGGATTTAAAGATGTTAGGACAATGTGCTTTTCAAATTGTTAAATCAAAAGACAAAACAAGGATTGCAAAAGTGTATCATTTTCCAATGCAAACTTTAAGACCAGAAAAATGTAACGAGAATGGAGAGATTGAGGCATATTATTATTTTTATGATTGGAGTAAATTAAAAAGAACAGATGTTCCAAAAAGAATATTAAATTTTGAATATTCCCCAGAGGCACAAGAGAGTGTTTTGGTAGTACATCCATATTCAACAGGTTCGTTTTATTTTAGCCCTGTAGATTATCAAGGTGGACTGCAATATGCGGAACTTGAATGTGAGATAGGAAACTATCATATTAACAATATAAAAAATGGTCTGGCACCAAGCATGTTAATTAATTTTAACAATGGAGAACCGCCAGAGGAAACTAAAACATTAATAGAAAATGCAATACTAAACAAATGGAGTGGTAGTTCAAATTCTGGAAAGGCAATTATTAGTTGGAACGAGAACGCAGAATCAAAGGCAGATATTACTCCTGTGCCATTATCAGATGCACATAACCAATATCAATTTATGTCAACAGAATCTCAAGATAAGGTTTTAGTTGCTCATGGAATTACAAGTCCATTAATTTTTGGTATTAAAAATGTAGCAAATGGATTTTCAAGTAACGCAGATGAGTTAAAAACATCTATGGTTCTTTTTGAAAATATGGTTATAAAGCCATTTCAAGAACTATTAATTGTTGCAATGGAGGAAATATTAGCATACCAAAATGTTGCATTAGAATTGTATTTTAAACCATTAAATCCTCTTGCAGATACAACAATTGCTACAGAACCAATAAGCCAGACTATGAGTTATTCTCGTAGACAATTTTCAGATGACCATATAGAAATGTGTGAGCATGATGAGAATTCGTGGAAAGAACATTTAAGTAGCAAAGGAGAAATTAATGATGATGAGGAATGGGAATTGATAGATGTCCATGCGGTTACTGATTCAGTAGCGGAAATGGACTTGAGTAAACATGAATTAATTAAAGCCTATTCAGACCCAGAGAACAAGAGTGAGGATGACAAGGGTATTTACAAAATACGATATAGGTATGCCCCAGATTCGTTTAAAAGTAAAAGCAGAATGTTTTGTAAAGACATGGTAGAAACCAGAAAGGCTGGAACTATCTATCGGAGAGAGGACATTGTTGAAATGGGAGATGATGGTATAAACGGAAACTTTGCACCATCTGGCAAATCAAGTTATTCAATCTGGAAATTCAAAGGAGGAGTTAATTGCCACCATTATTGGGAGAGGTTAACATTTAGGCGAAAACAAATTAAAGGTAAAATTATGCCTATCCAACCAAACGAGATTGGAGGTTTTAGAGATTTAAAAAATTACAATGAAGTAGAAAATTCAGAGGCTAATAAAGATGGGGTACCATTTAGTCCACCAGCATGGAATAAAGCAAAAGTGCGACCAATTGATATGCCAAACAAAGGAGGGTTAAAGAAATGATAGCAACAGACAATGTATTATTAGTTACAAAAGATGACATTTATAAATATTCCCAATTGAATGGAAATGTAGATGTTGACAAGATTAGTCCTTTTGTTAAGGTAGCCCAAGACATAGAAATACAAGATGTGCTGGGTACTAATTTATATCAAAAAATATTACAAGGAGTAATAGATAATAATTTATCTGGAAACTATTTGGTACTTTTAAATCAGTATATACAACCAATGCTAATACATTATGCAATGGCAGATTTTTTGCAGTTTCATGGATATGAGATTAGCAATGCTGGAATATTAAGAAATGCACCAGAAAATACTCAAGTACCAGATAAGGGAGAAATTGACACAATAGTTGGTAGACAAAGAAAAATTGCAGAGACTTACAGACATAGAATAGTTTCTTATTTAACATACTATCCGCAGTATTTTCCAGAATACACAAGTAACCAAGCGAGTGGGGAGTATCCATCATCTAACAGTAATAATTATGTATCATGGGGAATGTAAAGAAGACATATAAACCAAAAGAAGACAAATTAATTAAATTAAAGGCATTTTATAACAAAATTCAAAATGACGAACAGAGAAATAAACAAACTGCATGTGCTTTTTTCAGAAACGAAAGAAATAAATAAGGCACATTTTCATGTGACAAACAAAGGGGAGAAATCATCTGGTATGTTCTACGTTTTAGAGATGCCAGATTATGACAAAGATGTATTGGTAATTTCGGTAACTAAGAAAGCATCTGAGGAATTATCAGAGGAGGCAATTAGTGTTATAAAAACGATTTCTGATAGCTTTGCAGTAACTATTATTGATTATCCTAATAAACCTATCAAAAAAAATAAAAAGCAGATAGAGGAGACTTATGATGGTTGCTAAAATTATTTTAGTATTATTAGGATTTTCAATAATTAGTTGCTCAAGTGAGTATCATTTAAAACAAGCAATAAAGAAAAATCCAAGTTTATTGGACTCAAATATTGTTGTTAAATTTGATACTTTAATTGTAACAAAATCAGTTAGTATTCATGATAGCTTTGTTACTAAAAAAATTGACACATTATTTATTGAAAACGAAAAAGGCTGGACCAAGATTATTAGGCATTATGATAAAATTTATGTTGACCAATTTATAAAAGGAGATTCATTTACAATTGTAAAGGAAATTAAAGTCCCACAGATAATTTATAAGGAGGCTGAAAAATCTAACTTTTGGTTATATATAGTTATATTAATAGTATCCCTTTTTGCAATTTATAAACTAACGAAATGAAATATTTTAAGGATGTAAGTAGGAGTAGTCCAAAACGAGGAGATAGGGCTTGTCTATGTAAAGATTCAAACACATATTCTAAAAAATGTTGTGATGGGCTTTTATGGAGTCAAGGCATAGGCAGTATTTCTATTGCCCCAACTATTAGTTACAATTGGGGAGAAACAACAAGTAAAAATTGGGGACAAACAACTCCAGATAATTGGGGATAAAAAATTATGGCAGATTTATTAGGGCAAAATATAGGTGCAAATTATAAAGGATTACTAAACATTGGAGGTACAATCAATACTCCTTTGGATGGTACATTAAGATTAATTTCTGATGGTATGGGTAATAATAGCCTATTCCAATTAAGTACATCTCAAGTAGGGATTTTATCAGTAATTGCAAGAGCAAGTGGAACTAATGCAGACAATCCTTTTTTATTAGCCTATACCATCAATAATACAGGAGGTACAAATACTGTTACAGGATTTAAATTAAATGCAACAGAAACTGCAATTGTAGGTACTACTCATAGCCTAATGGACTTGCAAGTGGGTGGGGTTAGTGCTTTTAGAGTAACAAAATTTGGCGAATTATTGTCAAGCGGTTACTTAAAAGTAGGTTCAGCCACATCAATTGGTTGGGCGGGTACAAAAAGCCAAATGTTTTCGCCAATTGACGGAAATATATTGTTGCAAAATAATGCAAGTACTGCTTTTAGTTTATTACAATTAGGCGGCACAACATCAAGTTTTCCATCAATAAAACGTAATGGTGCAAATATTGATTTCCGATTAGCAGATGATAGCGGATTTTGTGATATATCCGCAAAAAATATTAATGCTATAGATATAAATAATACTTTTGTAACTATAGATTTAAAATCAGATTTAAACCCAAGAGTAGGTAGCACGTTTTCAGTTGGTCAATTAGTAGCTGGGAATACAACACAATTATATAGTGGTTCTTATTTAGATTTAAAAATAGCAACCGCAGCAAATACATATACAACTGTTTTAAGGGCAATAAGTGGCTCAATTGGAATTGGAACTACAACCCCAAGTGCAAGACTACATGTTAGAGGAGATGGAACAAACCCTGTTGCAAGATTTGAAAATAGTGGAGGGGCAAATTCATTAAGTATAAACAATGATGGTTCTTATCATCAATATGGTTCTAATGGTAGTGTTGGAATGTTTATTACAAATCAAAATGGTAGTCAAAGTATTTCGGGAGGAGCATTAAATTGGTACTCAAATTTAAGTGCTTTAGCTGGTTTTGGTTTTAGACTTGTTGCAAATAATATTTTAGCTTATACAAGTGGAACAGGAGGATTGTTAGAAATTGGCTCATTAGGAGGAACATTTTCTGCAAGTGCTGGTAGTGGAAATTTTAGACCATTATCATTAGCATACACCATTAACAATAGTGGTGCACAAACAGGCAATGCAACAGGTATATTCTTAAATGCAACAGAAACGGCATTAAATGGTATTACTCATAATTTGTTAGATTTGCAGGTTGGGGGATTGAGTAAATTTAGAGTGCGAAATAACAATAATATTGACATTTATAATAATACTCAATTAACTTGGGTAACTTACAACGGTTATTTATATCATGACGCAAATAATTTTCAAATGTCAACGGCTG